TCCTGATGCCAGTGGTGTTTGAATGTAAAGGCGCTCCAGCAACAACGCCCGGAAGGTCAGAGCCAAAAGCGCAGTTTGAATGACCTGTAGTATTAGTATCTAGAGTCTCTTTACCAACGGCTACATTGGATGAGCCTGTGGTGTTTGCGGCTAAAGCACTTTTTCCCACTGCTGTGTTGTTACCACCTGTTGTGTTTGCGAGTAAAGAATGATAACCAACGGCTGTGATGTCAGATGCTGTTGTGTTTGCGGCTAAAGAACTACGACCTAATGCAGTATTTGAAGCCCCTGTGGTGTTGAGAACCAAAGAACCCCAACCAATAGCAGTATTGTCAGCTCCAGTAGTAGTGGTTTCCATAGACCTACCACCCACCGCTGTATTCTGAGCCGCTGTGGTGTTGTTTAATAAAGCACTGCGGCCAACTGCTGTGTTGTTAGCGGCTGTAGAATTACTAGCTAAAGCACCTCTACCAACAGCAGTATTCTCACTCCCTGTGGTGTTTCCGAACAAAGTGTCAGCACCTATAGCCACATTAGAATGACCTGAAGTGTTTATTGACATAGCACTTGTACCAACAGCAGTGTTGGCATCTGCCGTTGTTAATACACCTAAAGCATTTTTACCTATGCCTATATTTGAATGTCCATCAGTGCTTGCATCTAAGGCCTTCCAACCTACAGCTACGTTAAAACCGCCACCAGAAGTTGTATGACTTGTTAAGGCTTGAAAGCCGACTGCTACGTTACCCGTGTCTGTTGTTTGTGAGCCTAGTGCGGACTTTCCAACTGCAACACTTTCTGTGCCTGTGGTGTTTGCCTCTAGTGCGTTTTTACCAATACCCGTGTTACTTGCACCTGTTGTATTAGCTGTTAAAGCATCACTACCCACGGCTGTATTACCTGCCGCTGTCGTGTTAGCGTCTAACGCGCCTTGTCCGACTGCTACGTTCTCTGAGCCTGTGGTGTTTGCTTCTAATGCGGCATAGCCAACAGCAACATTATTGTCACCTGTAGTAATCGCAGTACCTGCTTCATCGCCTACGACAGTATTATAATTACCACCGCTTGCAATGCTGTTACCTGCGTTGACACCGAATCGGACGTTAGAGGTTCCTGCGGTTGGGGTTGTAATAGAACCAGAAACCAATGCAATAGTTTCAACTTCAACTCCACCTTGTCTTGAATAAAATGCTAATTTGCTATCTTCAGTACCATCAGTAACATCTAAAACCTGCGATCTAATCATACCCATGCGGATAGACTCATCTGCACTATTTTCACTATTAAAAGCAATTACTCCTGCAAAATCATTGTCAGCAGGATTTGCACTGTTTCTAAATAAAGAAAGTGTCGGGCCTGAGTTTTCATCTGTATCTGTACTTATTAGACTTAATACAGATAAGTTGTCAGCAGTTGTAATCGTTGAAGATGCATTACTAGCAAACCCACCGTTAAACACAGTAGCCGCAGTAGTAGTCAAAACACCTGTAACAAGAGCGGTAGTCGCCATATCCACAGCACCGTCAATGTCCACGACATCTAGGTTAGCAGTGCCGTCAATATCTATATCGCCAGAGATGTCTAAGGAAGCTCCTGTTAGAACACCTGCAACAGTAAGCGTAGAAGCCATGTCAACCGCACCGTCAATGTCAACAACGTCAAGGTTAGTAGTTCCGTCAATATCTACGTTACCTGAGATGTCTAGAGATGCAGCGATTATCTCACCGCTTGCATTGATAGCTCCGTTAATATCAATCGTAGTTGCAGCTATTTGAATTTCTGTGTCAGCTACTATGTCTAGTTGTCCATCAGCACTAGAGTTAATGTAGATTGCTGAGTCTCTGAACTGGACTTTTTTATCAGTGCCAAGAGTAGAATCAGCATTAGAAGCAAAGCCACCATTAAACACAGTAGCAGCGGTTGTGGTTAATACGCCTGTAACCAGTGCAGTGGTCGCCATGTCTACAGCACCATCAATGTCAACAACATCAAGGTTTGTTGTGCCGTCTACGTCTATATCTCCAGAAATGTCTAAAGAAGAAGCAGTCAACACACCCGTAACACCAAGTGTACCTGCAATGGTTGCGTTCACATCTACATCTAGTGTATCTATGTGTGCTGTACCATCTAAGTAAAGATCACGCCACTCTTGTCCAGAGCTTCCAAGATCAAATGCACTGTCAGTGTTAGGGATAATATTACTATTTACATCTGCACCGAATACAACATTATCACTTGCTGCGTCACCTAGAGTAAGCGTACCGCCATTAAGTGTTGTAGTACCAGTGACTACAAGAGTTCCACCGATAGTTGTGTTGCCTGTTATACCTAGTGTGCCGCCAACAGTTGTGTTGCCTGTTACGCCTAGAGTGCCTGCAATGGTTGCGTTAGCATCTACGTCTAGTGTATCTACATGGATAGTTCCATCAAAGAAGCCGTCCTTAAACTCTAAAGAGCTAGTACCTAAGTCAATGTCTGAATCAGTTACAGGAACAATTGCACCGTCTTGGATGCGAATCTGTTCTACTGCTGCACTGCTTACCTGTACAAAAAATCCCCAACGGTTGTTAGTGGTATCGACTACAAGCTTGTTTAAGAAATCTTGATCGCCAATAATTTCAATGTTACCACCTTCTCCTGCTCCACCGTCATGTTGGTGTCCGGTAGTTCCAGTAGAAGTGTATGCAAACGCAGATACAAGTTTATTGTATTCGTCATTAAAAAGTGCAGCGGTGATTGTATCGCCATCTGTAAGTGTGCTTTGTCTAGTATAACTTGATCCTGCCATGTCTGGTTATCTCCTGCCTGATGGGACGTAATCAACGTACAAGCCGTTAATTGCATAGGGTGCGTTTTGGTCATCACTGGTAATTCTAAAGTTTGTTACGTGTCCACTTCCTTCTACTGCTTGTCTAAACATTGGATCTTTACTGCCGCCAAATGTTGCTGCTGCAAACGCTACGTTTCCAAAAGAAGAAGGAATTGGAATTCCTACTACGGGATATGGTGCAGGTTGAGGAATGTCTAAGTCTTCGTAGTCATATCGAAGTCTTAGAAACGGAAGTATCTCGCCTTCAGGAGACACAGATATTTTAACGTAGTACAAAGTCTTTCGAGTTCCGATGTCTCCAAAATCATAATTGGGTGTGCTATATTTTGCTGAAATATTAAAAGCTGTTCCATCATCAGAAAATGCATTGCCTGAGTCATGGTTATAAACATAGCCTTTGCTATCTCCGTGAAATGTTTTTTCCACGCCATCTTTGTTAAAGCCCGATGTTAGACCTGTTGCTTGTATTCCTTTTGTTTCAGACCATTCAAAACCGTTAGGTGTTAATGTTCCTATAATTCCAAGCGCAATAGACGAAGCACCACCAACCTGACTAAAAAATAATCTGTATTGTGATTTGCTTCGGAGTACTGTACTAGCAAGCGTAAAAGTATTTACAGACTTTGCAAGTGTAGATATTACAGACTGTATCTGCCGACTTACTGATCCTAATTCAACGTCACCAATACGTGCTGTACCTGCTACTGAACGTATGCCATCCGGTGAAAGAAACACCAAGTCACCGCCAATCTCTTGGATGCTATGTGAACTCAAGCAACCTACGTTTTTAGTAACTGGAACAATTGCAATGTTAGAAGAACTAGTAATGTTGATAAGCTTGTGTATGCTATTGCGACAAAAGATAATTAAGTCATCACGAAAGCTTTTGATGCCTACTACTTGGTCTGGCAATAAGATGCTGCCTGCACCTGAACCAGAAAAACTAGATGGATCAAGTGTTGAGCTATAAAAGATTGTGTTCTTTGCGGTTGGTGCGCCTGCTACAACTAAGTGATTATTGTGTATAGCGCATGTGGTCGGTGCTGTTGTTCCGCTAACAGTTACTTCTTCTGCAAAAAATGTACGGTTAGCTAAAGTTCCTGTTCCTGTCATTTTAAAAAGAAAAGGCTTATTAACTCCGTCAGTAATAACAACTGAGCCGTAATCGGTGTTTCCTTCAAATACTGCAAAAGATGTTTGAGCTTGTGCAGTTCTATCGTCTGCACTGCGGCCTGAAAAAGTTGAGAAGTTATCTCCTCCACTTGCAACGCTTGCTTTGTTAATCTGTAACCAAGTAGTTTCGCCATCTTGACTAAAGAAAATTCCAACGCCACTACAAATAATTACTCCGTCTGCATATACTTGCACACCAAGAATACGATTACCGCCGTTAGGTCGAGTATCACCAAAAGCTGAGTAACCATTTATACGTCTGTACCCGCCATCTGGATTAACTTCAAAGTTTAATAACTCTGTAGCAACTCCGGGCTGTGCGAGCATTTCAAGTTGATTAAGGTTAGTATTTAAACCACCTCTGCATGAAATACCAAAGGGTTGTGAAGCAGCCATTAAACGAACCTCATCCGGTCATCTTTAATATCCGCAGGTACTGGCTCAATAAGATTAGAGCGCATGCTGCGTAAACCTTTTCTATAATCTTCTAGTGCAAAAGCTGCTGCTTGCGGGTTATCTTTAAACTGCCAGATGTAGTACCTAGCTCTAGCTTGTAGAACGCCCGTATACAAATCTGGAAAAACTATAGTGTCTCCGTGTCCAGAGAGTCTTGAAGGAAGATCCCAAGCGTAGAACCAGACGCGGTAGACCTTGTCAGGAATGGGACTGAGTCCAAATTTGCGAGAGTCAGGGCTACGTATAACAGCGTTAGGTACACCAAATTGTTGAGAGTCTGCATCATCTAAGTTCTCCGAAATTCTGCGAAAGTCTTTCCAAGCTTCTATAGTCATAAAGCGTAAGTTTCTAGCTACATAAGGAGCTACTTCACCTGAGACACCTACGGTGGTCATGTAGAAGTTGTCCCAGTCTATTGAACTAAAATCCGTTGTAATGTTTGAACTAGCGGGTTTTAGTTCATAAAATCTTGTGCCTGCAACAGTCTCAACATATACGTTGCCGTACATGGGATCTGTCTCACCACTTTCTGCCGAAGCTAGAAAAGGCCATTGTGGTTCTTCAGTTATAATATCAAAGTAAGCGCGGTTTACTGAGTCTTTGACATGTTGTTGAACACCTAACGCGGATGCGAAAGTTGTTGATGTAAGGGCAACTTCATTGAGTTCTCGTAGAAGCTCATTAGTTAATTCAAGGTAGGTTGTTGCCATAAATTATTGCGCCTTTGATTTAGTTTCAGTTTCTTTCTTTCCGAAAATAGCGTCCCAGTTATCTTCGTATTTCTTTTTATTCTCTGGCTTGTACCAGTTACCTGTGTCTCCAAGGATTCTTTTCTTGCTATTTCCTTTAATCATTACAGGCTTGTTGTCGCTTCCTACTAGTGGCATAAATACCTCTTATAAAGATCAGGGGGCTTTTACACCCCCATCTCTAGTTACTTACTTAGTCGATACCGTAGAACGCTGAAACCATTGCTTCAGGACGTAATACTTTAGCACCATATACGTGCAGACCACGACAAATGTCACCGAAGCTATCTGGATCACGAATGACCTCAGTGCTTGTGATAGTCTGTGCAGTTGCAGTGGAGCTAATGTGACCAGACAGTACTTGACCCGCAGCATTGCTTGGAGTAGCAATGTTGTTAGACTTGTACATGTCAAAGCCGCGTAGCTTGCCAGATGATACTAGACCGTTACGGATAGAGCCTTGGCCTGCGTTGAAGTCTACAGACATTAGTTTAGAGCTAGACTGGCCCAACTGCTCGTAAAAGCTAGGTGGAGCCAAGAACCAACGACCTTCTTCTGGAATGCTTTGCTCGTCAAGAAGACGGGCCATGTGTGCCATGACATCCAAAGGATCATGCTCGTTAGAACCGAAACCAATGTCCAAGTTACCAGTGCC